GGTGTCCAGTTGCCGAGCTTAAGCTCTGGCCAGCTGGGCATCCTCGCCGCTCTTGGAGCATCCAGGAGCCGAGTTCACTGATCCTTCGAGGACGTCCGACATGTTTGCCGATCCCCAAAGTATCACGTACGCTGCTGCCTCAAAGTCGCTTCCTGCCATTGGCAGGAACGGCGAGAGCTCCGAGTACAAACTGAACGACAATGGTGTGGTCTATGACCTCATCTTGGCGCATCAGTTCAAGGCTCGGAACAGGGTCGTCGCCCGACTCAGACGGGATGCCTATGCTGCGGATGTCCTCGTGCCTACCAGCAACAAGCTGGCGAGCATGACGGCCACCTTCACCATGGACTTCCCGACCACTGGGTTGACGGTCGTGGACGCGCAAAACCTGGGCAATGCCCTGGTTGCGTTCCTGACCTCGTCGACGATCCTCAAGTTGGCGAACGGCGAGACCTGAGTGGTCTGGTCGTTACTTGCGGGTGACTTTCGTCGCCCGCTCGTTACGTGGCTTTTCGGGGCTTGCCAAATCGGCAAACATCCTGGACGCTGTCCATCCGGAAAGGATGGCAACGTGAAAAGCCTTGTAGGCCTCCTCGAAGACCTCCTGCGTGACTGCGGGAGGAAGTGTGACGCCCCCGTGCAACGTGACGTTAAAACGTTACGCGCACGAGCCGAGCACGAGGGTGATAGTTTTATTACTATCGCTCTTCCGAGATTCTGTCAAGACTTCGAGAGATGTCTTGACGAAGGTCGGATTGGCCCTGGGCTCTTTCTTTCCTTTGGAAAGAAGAAGTCCGGAATTCCTGAATTCCTTCAGGGATTCCTGTCCAATGTGTTCGACTCAAATGGGAACGTTTCGCCTACAGCCTCAACGGATTGCATTCGATGCGTCAGGCAAATTTGCCTTTTCGCAAAGAAGATCCAGAGATCCTGTTCAGCTGAACGGGAACTGGACGCCGTTGAGAAGTATGCGAAATGCGATGACGATGTCGTCTTCCCTGTGTCCCAGCTTGAACGGTATGTCAGGCGAGTCGCCGAGATTATTCTCGGACCGATGGACCTGTCCGCAGACGCTTTGTCTGCGATCATGCCGAAGCATGGACCCGGGGCGACGGGTGAACACATTTCTGGAAATCAGAAATGGGTGTTCCGCCGTTGGCACAAGCGCCTTGAACAAGTTGGTTTTACCTTCTTGCTCTTCGGCCGTGGGACTCAACACCCCACGATCGAGGAAGGCGTTGTTCTGCCAACAGTCGTCGAGCCTGAGGACGAAGAACCCGTGAGGGTTGTACTCGTCCCTAAGACCCTCACCACTCCTCGCGTGATCGCTGTAGAACCTGTGTGCATGCAATTCGCACAGCAGGGTCTCAAAGATCTTCTTGTCCACGAGGTGAAGACCTCGAGGTACACGGCTGGCCATGTGAATTTCACTGACCAGACCGTGAATCAAGATTTGGCTCTGCATGGTTCCAAGTTTGGCAGTTTTGCCACTCTTGACATGGCAGAGGCAAGCGACCGAGTGGGAGTCGCTCACGTGCAGACAGTCTTTGCCTCTAAGCCAGAATTTCTGGCGTGGGCAATGGCGAGTCGTAGCACGAGAGCGCGCCTTCCGACCGGCGAGATACTCGCCCTAAGGAAGTTCGCGTCAATGGGCTCCGCTCTCTGCTTTCCGGTTGAGGCGCTGATGTTTTTCATTTCCATCATCGCGTCGAGACTAGTGATCGCAGGGCAGTTCCCGAATGCACAGAATGTCTATTCGTCTGGACGTTCTGTGTACGTCTACGGTGACGATTTGATCGTACCGTCAGACGAGGCGTCTGCGATTTGCGATCATCTTGAATCCCTAGGATTCAAGGTGAACCGGCGTAAGTCTTTCTGGACTGGCAAGTTCAGAGAGTCTTGCGGCTCGGATTGTTACGGCGGCGAGCAGGTGACTCCTGTCTACCTGCGCCGTGACCTTCCGACAAGTCGAAAGGATGCTTCAGGGATCCTGTCCGCTGTCGCGACTTATAACCAGCTTTCTTCAGCTGGTTATTGGAGTTGCGCTGCTGCCCTAAGGGAAGCAGTTGAGAAACTCATTGGGAAACTCCCAGTAGTTTCTCCGGACAGTCCAGCGATTGGTTGGCATGACCACAGCGAAGTCGTGCCACCCAGAAGATGGAACGTTCACCTTCAGAGATTTGAATATCTCTGTTGGACAGCGTCCCATTCTTGGGTAGACGATCCACTCGATGGAGAGTCGGCCCTCGCTAAGTGTTTTCGGACGATTAGGGGTACCACCTTTGATGGTGAGAACTCTGTCGACCCGGAGCACCTCGAAGTGTCTCCAAGGCCCTACAGCCTCACACTGAAACGTAGGTG